ATGAACCCCACGCCAAAGGCGCAGGGACCAGGAGAGTGTCGAAGCTTTCTTCCTGGATGGCCACCACTACCCCAAACTCTTTCTCAGCTGCGGTTCCGCACAACCTTACTTGCCAACTTTTCTTCATCGCGCGTAGCGCGCGGTCGAATTCTCGGCGACGTAGGTAATGTGTGACCGTCTTCAAAAGACGAGGAGTGGCGCGAACGTAAGGCAGAGGAGTCGTGGGGGTCGGATCGATATACTGGCGAACCAGATTGATCGGCCCCTTAAACTTCTTCATGAGGAACTTTACTTTATTCCGGCGACCCTTGATAATGCTGTTGATCGTTTTTCGATCGAGCATTTCAGGGGACTCGGGACGGGTACAAGTTTCTCGTCTTCGTTCCATTTCGATGACAGCGCGAGCTCGAGAGATAACGTCCTCAGCGGGGATTCCATCGCCTGCAGCAGAAATTTCACGCAACCGCTACCGGAGTGCCGGGATGCGGGGGTCTACATCACTTGTGTATTGTGGTGTGGGCCCGAACCGGAGGTAGGTAAGTACGGTGAGGGCGTCGGCTTTTAGGCCGCCGCCTCCTCCGTCCCCTAATGAACCGGGAAGCGCGATATTGACTGCTGTGCGATTAAGAACCCGCCCCGCCAACGCTCGCACGCGTCGGTGGGTCACGTCATATGAAGGTCCGAACTTCTTCGCCGCAAGGATGCGGCGTAAGGAGTCATGGACGGCAATGCCCTTTTTGCCATTGATGGCGCGCGCGCCGCTTGCCTCACCGATTCGGATTGAAGCACGGCAAATTGCGCTCCATGCATCGACACGTATTACGTGTCGCTCACAGAATACCCCTCTTCGGGGAGCCACGAAGCTCTTCTCTCGGTTTATGACCAAAGAGAAGTGCTTGGTGTTTTCCTCGAATTGTCGGATTTCTGCCTTTGACCAAAGACCAACTAAATCGTCACCACACACGGCATAGGACCCGGATCGGCATGTGTTTTTGTATTCTGCGCAGAATGCGTTTAGAATGCAAAGCACTGCCCATCCCGGGCCCTGGCCCATAAGGGCACCGCATTGTGTGGTACGATTTTCACCTTCTACCTTATGCTCGGCGATGACGTGCGGTATGGCCTCCTTGAACCACTCGGG